TTAGCGATCATGGTCCTGCTCCTTCACGCCCAAGAGTGCCAGTCGCAGGCGGCGCGTTTCCGCGATCAGCCGCTGCAGCAGGGCGTCGGCCACGGCGACGCGGCCGCCTTCGTTGGCGAGATGGGTCAACTGATTCAGGTTGGACGCCAGGCGGGCCAGTTCCACGTAGTGTTCGCGGTTGATGGCGGCGACGGGCGGCGGGGGCAAGACGCGCGCCAGCGCTGCGGTGCGCAGCCATTGCGCGGGACGCATCTGCATGCGGGCGGCGCGTTCCAGCAGCGCCGCATGTTCGGCGGCCGAGACGCGCACGCCGATGGTGGCGCCGCGCACGGCGGCCGGGTCGCCTTTCGGGCGGCCGCCTTGTCGCTTGCGTGGCGTGGTCTCGGCGTGCATCGATGCTCCTGGCGTGGTGGGCGAGCGCAGCGAGGATGGCCCCGCAGGGCAAGCCGGTTTGAGCGAAGCGAAAACATGGCTTGCTCCTCGCCAGCCCACGCGCCCGCGGCTCCCCGGTCTTTAATGTAGGCGCGGGCCAGCCGCTTTTCTTACGCGATATCAAACAGCGCGGGCGCTGTCGCGAAACAGGACGACGGCGGATGCGGGTGGACGCACGCCTTGTCGCCCATCGTGGCGCGCAGGCGACAGGCATGCGTATCGCCGCACCTGTTCCTGCCAGCGCCGCCGCTGGTTTTCTTTCTCCAGGCGGGCGTCGCCGTCAGGCTGGCGGCGTGGCGACGCCGTCGCGCAGGGCGTCGAGATAGTCGGCCCAGCGCTGCATCATGGCGCGGCGCGCAGGCAGGTGCGCCGTGCGGTTGTAGGCGCGCCCGTTCGGGTCGATGACGCTGTGCGCCAGCTGGTGCTCGATCAGGTCCACGCGCTCCTGCAGCACTTCGTCGAGGATGGTGCGGGCCATGGCGCGGAAACCGTGGCCGGTCATGACTTCCTTGGCATAGCCCAGGGAACGCAGCGCCGCATTGATGGTGTTTTCGCTCATGCAGCGCTGGCCGCTGCGCAGGCCGGGAAACACGTAGCGGCCTTCGCCGGTGACTGGCTGCAGCGCGCGCAGGATCGCCACGGCCTGTGTCGGCAGCGGCACCAGGTGTTCGAGCTGCATTTTCATTTTCCTGGCCGGGATGCGCCACTCGGCGGCATCGAGATGGATTTCGCTCCATTCGGCGGCGCGCAGTTCGCCGGGACGCACGAACAGCATGGGCGCCAGTTTCAGCGCCGCCACCGCCGTGGCGTGGCCCTGGTAGCCGTCGATGGCGCGCAGCAGCGGCGCGACATCGCCCGGTTTCGTCAGTGCCGGGTAGTGCGTTCTTGGCACCGGCGTCAATGCGCCTTTCAGGTCTGCCGTGACGTCGCGCTCGACGAGGTCCATCGCCACGCCGAAGCGCAGCACCTGGCCGCACAGCTGCTTGATGCGGTGCGCCGAATCGATCGCGCCGCGCGCCTCGACGCGCTGCACCACGCGCAGCACGTCGCGCGGGCGGATGGTGTTGAGCGGCATCTTGCCCAGGTAGGGGATGACGTCGCCTTCGAGCCAGTTGCCGACTTTCTTTTGCGTGCTGGCGCTGCCGTTGCGCTGGATCGTGAGCAGCCACTGGCGCGCCAGCTTGTCGAAGGTGTTCAGGGCGGCGCTGCGCTGCTCGGCCTTCTGGGCGCGCTTGACGGCGTTCGGATCGATTCCTTCGGCCAGCGCCTTGCGCGCCTCTTCGGCCTTGCGCCGCGCCTGGGCCAGGCTCACGCGAGGGTAGACGCCCAGGGCCAAGGTCTTTTGTTTGCCAGCATGGCGGTAATTCAACCGCCAGTATTTGCCAGTTCGGGTAACCAGCAGGTACATGCCGTACAGGTCGGGATACTTGTCGCCGCTGGGCGTGCCCTTGTAGACGGCATGGCGGATAAGCAGATCGGACAGTGGCATGGCGCACTCCCTGATGGTATTTTTTTAGAGAAAATCCTAAATCCAGCAAAAAGTACCAACAAAATTCATGGCTTTTAATGTACGCCGATGGACAAATACGGACAACAAAAAACCCGCTCTCCTATGACGAAGGCGGGTTCCTGGATGTTTTTCGAGCTTCTAATGCTGTGTTCTGGTGCCGGGAGCCGGAATCGTTGCCCGCATATTCATGCGGGTTTTCGGAGATTTGGCGTAAATTTGGCGTAATCGAAATTAATTTTTCTCGCGGTACGATTGTACCCACGCGATCACCTCCTTGGCATTGTACAGGGGCTGCGCACGGCCCTTTGATGTCGGCAGGCGGATGGCTTTGGGAAACGAGGGCAAGCATGCCATCTGTTCACGAACCGTACCGGGTTCGCGTTTCAAGTACGCGGCAATCGTTGCAATGTCCCACAGGTCAACGGCCAGCGGAATCGATGGTGCCATCCGCTGGGCGACAGCGTCGGCCAGGCGCTCAATCAGGTCAACGTCGGTCATGTTTTGTTCCCTGGGCTGCTTGCCAGTTTTGGTGGTGTGTTGAATTTCCATATCGTTCTGTTTCTCAGTAAGTTGTAACGCAGGTTGAAGATTGGCGGCGTCGTGGGCACTTCGCATCATGGATACCAGCAGTAGAGGCTAGCCAAGGCGCTCGCTAGCGACGCAAACACGACGGCGATATGAAGGCGGTAGGGCATCGGCTCGGTGCGGCCCTGGGGGCGCTTTGACGGCTTGCCGAGCGAGGCGCTAAGGGCTGCCATGTGAGCCGCGATGGCTTTGTCTTCACGCTGCTCGACTTGATCGGTGAGGTGTCGCTCGAAGCTGCGCAGAATCCGGCGGAATTGGAGGTTGATCATTCATCCCCCTTTTTTTTTGCACGGTCCAGGCGCTCGATCTCTGCGACCAGGAGCGCTGCGGCTTTGACGAGTTCTTGGCGGCGATCGCAGGCCTTTGGTGGCCCCCAGTCGGCAGGAACGATCACGTGACCCCGAGTCATGCCATAGCCGGTTTCCTCTGCGGGCCAACTGCGGGCCGCTGGTGGCATGGCGTAGAACGTGGCGTAAGCTGCGATCTCGTCGTTTTGATGCTCGTCGTCGTGCTTCAGGTCATAGCATTTCGCCTTGATCTGCCGATTCCGCTCGGCCATCACATCGCGCTCTGCTGCGCTGGCTGGCGGCAACTTGTCGGCATACTCGATGATCGATGAGCGCAGCCATTCTGCGCCGCGATTGAAACCGTCGGCATAGGCCGTAGCTGTCGCTTCGGTGTGGACCCAGCCGCCGACGCCAATATTTACCAAATGCACTGCAGCCAATGGCCCAATGCCCTTGTCCAGCACCACGCGAGCAGGCCTGCGAGCCATCATGGCCTTGCCGACGCTCACCGGCTCTTCCAGCGGTACTCCGCCGCGTATAGCATCCAATAAAGCACTGTGACCCTCGCTCACTTTTGGGGGCGGAGCTGAGTGTGTGAAGAGGGGGACAAGGTCTGCAGTGTCAATGCCGGCTTGCGTGGCCCATTTGCAGGCGCTGACATAATTGGAGAACCATACGCGGACGTTTTGACTGTCCTTGGCGAACACAGCAAACCCTACAGCGTCGTCTTGTTGGATGCGCTTTGGTGGTACGCCGGTCGAGGCGTGGGTTTCTTCGATCAGCGCCCCCACTATCTCGGCCGGGCTGCGTTTGAACAGGAACTGTGGACGGTATGCCTGGATCTCCTGCAGCAGCTCGGCGCCGAGGTTGGCCATGGCGGCGACCTGGTGCGGGCCGCTGGGCAGAAACTCCAGGGTGGCTATGTCGATGGTGATCGATGCAGCTTGGCCGGCGCGCATTGCTTGCCAGTTCATGCGTTCAGCAACCTCCACTGCATTCACGGCATCAATGCTGGCGTTCGAGGTAGGGCCGTTCATGCTGCCACCGCGCGTTCGATTGCATAGCTCGTCGACGCGTACTGATCGAAGTCGGCCATGTCGAGTTCGTGGGTGAGGTACTGGTGGAAGTCGACCAGGCCGCCATTCTCAATCTCGTGCAATACGGCGGTGGCCAGTTCTACCGGCAGAGGCTTTTGCGGAACGAGAGTAAACAGCCGGCGATTTTCATAATCGTGCGGTATTGCATCTGCAGTCAGCAGAACCAAATTCAGGCTATTCGAGATGGCGATATCAGGCATCTCGTGCCGATGGACGACAATGTTTGCAGAGGCAATGAGGTTCTTGATGGTGCCAGTGGCCCAGTCAGCGAAGCGAATGTCCTGCAGGACCGCGTAGCGCTTACCGATCGCCCAGCCGTTGAATGTGCGGCGCGGCAGCACGCCGCACAGCTGTGCCTGGCTGCCGTACATTGGGCCGATTACTATCTCAAACAGCAGGTGCTGGCCAGCGCCCTGGTCGCCGGCTACAAGCAGGGCAGTTGCCATCTTGGCGCCACGGTGGCGCAGCGGATACGCAAGCCAGCGGGCCACCCAGGTGGCCTGTTCGGCATCCTGGTTGCACAGGTGAAGCAACAGCGCGCGGATGTGCGGTGCGGTGGTCGTGGCCACTGGCGCTGCAGGTTGCGCGATCGAGCCGAAGAAGGCGCGGATTTTGGCGAAAAGGGACGTGATGAATTTCATGGTTGCTCCGTTCGTGGTGGTTATTGAATTGCTGCTTCGGTATCAGGCGTGGGCTTGGTGGTGCCGACTACCGGGGATTTTGGCCATGGCCATGGCTTCTGTGGAGCGGCCGCTTTCGACTTGCGTGCGCGCGGCGTTGACGTGGTTGCTTGCGATACTGGTTCGTCGTGCGTGGGTGCTGCAGGTGCTTCAGCTGCGGGAGCAGCCGCATTGAGGCTAATCTGCTCGGCGAGCATTTCCGCGTCTTCGTCGTCTTCCGGGTTGTCGGCGAGCTGGTTCTCTGGCGCCGGATCAGTCTCACGGCGCAGCCAGACTTGACCAGGTGCGTAGTGCCAGCCGAGCGCATTGGCTGCGGCCTCCAGCGGTTTGAGCATCAACGGCCGTTCGGCGAGGATGAACTTGCTCAGGTCATTGAGGCGGGCAGGCGCAATGGCGATCAGCTGGCCAAGCTGATAATCCTGGACGGATTCAAACGCTATCGTTTCCATTTCCAACTGTAGGCGCACCGCATCTGGATCGATGCCCTCATGCCTGGCCATGGCATGTATTGCGGCCTGCTGGTTATCGAAATCTTCGTCATCCCATCCATTTGTAATCAGGCTGTCGCCCAGCAGCATGTCGACCAGCAACAGCTGCACATCTGGCAGTCCTGCCTGATCGATATAGGCGTGGATGCTCTCGGTGCTGGAGGTATCAAATGTGTATATGCCGGCGAGAGCCTCGTCGGGAAGATCGCGGTCAATCAGCACCAGTTTGGTAAATTCGCGCAGCGAGGCCAGTGAAAATCCGTTGGCGCCGCGTGCGCGCAGGCGCTTGTAAAGCTCGATGCGGTAGGCTTCTTCCTGCTCGGCTTTTGCCTCGTCTGCGCGTGCGATTTCCCGTTGCTTTTCGGCGGCCGCTTGCTTTTCCGGTGTATTGGCAGCGGCCTCCTTTTTTGCTTCTGCGGCGCGGAGTGTCGACATGCGAGCGTCATAGACTTCTTTTGTTTCGCACGCGCCGGCATCTTCCAGGAGTTTCTGGATAGTCGCCTTATCGTAAAACGGGGTCAATTGGCCCTTCTCGTCCTTCACGTACCACGCTGGCTCGGGGAGCAGGCCGCTCTCAAGGAATTTCTCTGTGTTACCTTCATTTTTTGTGCTGGGCGCGTTGCGTTCGAAGACCCACAGCGGCGACGCCAGCGCTACAAACTCGCTGCTGCTTCTATATTCATTCTGACGTCTTCTTGTCGCCCCATCCTCGCCTTCGTAGACGGGCACGCCGCCTTGAGATGCTGCTGCGATGGCTAATGCGTCGTGCGCCTGGCGCTTTTCGGCATAGCACGCCGGATCTGTGCAGACGTCTGCACTTTTGATGTCGGTGAAAACGTCCGGCTGGTTGCCTGTTTTCTTGGGGCACTTGGTGCAGGCGCCGGCCAGCGTCACTAGGCTCGCGTCGCTGAGATTAAACAGCGCGCGGGTCAGGTCGACCATATAGCGGGTCTGGATATGCTGTAACGCCGCGCGGTAGGACATCGGCTCGCCAGTGCGCTGGTCCGGCGCGCTGATCTCGGCCAGTGCCTTGATCTGCAGGGCAGGGACGGGTACGCGTGCGATCAGCAGGGCTGTCGAGGCCGAGATAACGTCATCGAGAAATTTCTCGCGCACCTCGGTCGTCAGGGCGCACAGTTTCAGGCGGCCATAGATGTGGCTACGCGACTTCTTCAGTTTTTCCACCAGGCGATCAGCGGTGTAGCCGGCATTGAGCATCAGTTCTTGGAACCCTTCGGCTTCTTCCATCGGGTGCGGGTCTTCGCGCTGCAGGTTCTCCAGCAGCTGGATTTCGCGCGCCTGCAGGTCGGTCAGCTTGCGGATCATGGTCGGACCGCGCAACAGTTCGGCGATGTTTCCCGCGCGCCAGCGCCGCTCTCCGGCAACGATCTCGAAATGCTGTGGAGCGTCTGCTGTTGGAGTCACAGGTCGAATCAAGATCGGCTGGACGATGCCGACCTCCTTGATATTGGCGGCCAGCTGCTCTAGCGCCACCTGGTTGAATCGTTTGCGGTTGGTGTAACTGGGGCGGATATCGGCCCAGTCCGTGATCGCGAACACTTGGTCGTCGACCAGCTCGTCGACGACGATGCGTTTCTCGCTTCGGGCCGGGGCATTCTTCATGCCACCGATGGTGGGTATTACGAGTTCGCTCATGTGCGGCTCCTGGTTGTGGGCGGGTACGGCCCGGTTAGCGTTTAATGAAATCGAAAGGGCTGCTGTTGCCGATGGGGAGCAGTTCATGGCCGTCGGCCAGCTGCGCCACCAGTGCGGCTTTGGCCTGGCGCGGAGTCATGGCGCGGCCGTCCGGGTGGGTGAAGCCGCGCAGCTCGTGGAGTGGCCTGGCCAGCACGCTGCGCACATCGATTGCCAGGTGGACGAGCGGGACGGTCATTTGATCGCCCCAGGTGTGTGGTAGGCGAGCTTGAAAGTGACGCCTTTAGGCAGCGTCACGCTCACGCACCATGCGGTGAAGCCGGCGCGGGGCTGCTGTTGAGGACGGACTGGCTCGGTGACGTGGTAGCCGCGACGGCGCATGGCCTCGAATACCTGCAGGATAGACAGGCGACCATCAGGGCCAGTCAATTCCTTGGCTGCGCATCCAGTGTTGCGCGTGAAACGCGCTAGCTGGGCGGCGTCGTTCGCGTTGACCAGCGTGTCGTGCAGGCTTTGCGACGATGGCAGGTTCACTTTGGGCAGCCTGCGGGTGGCGGTCGAGGGCATGGCTGCGGCCTCCTACAGTGGATGCGCGGTCACGCCGCAGGGTTCGCCGCACTGTGCTTCGACGGCGTCCTCGCAAGCACTCGCAGCCGTGCTGGCCAGCGCGTAGTAGCGCGTCACGCCGCGCGAGGTTTTCACGGTGACGCGGAAGGCACTCAATGGCGAGCCTCTTTTTTCGGAGTGAGCAGCAGCGAAAAGACGCGGTTGGCCAGCGCCATGTCGTCTCGCTGCAGCGCGCCAGATAGTGCAGCGATGAAGGTTTCTGTGCACAGGACGCGATCTTGCGGGTGCCTGTTCGTGGCGACGTCAATGCATTGCTGAATGCTCTCAAGAACTGTGAGAGGGGGTTTTGGAAGGTTTTCCATCGTCTTCGCTCCATCGTTGTGGTTGCTAATACGAAGAAGTTTAGGCATACCTAAAGAAACAGTCAAGTTAATATTTTCGGCATGCCTAAATTTTTAGTCATATTGGAGCTGTGATCTTTTGGCAAGGCGAAAAAAAACCCCGCCATGCGGGGTGGATTGACTTAAGCGGTTGTGTTAGAAGTGGTCGCCTTCTCTACGTACAACCCTGCCAATAATGATGCATTCGTTGCCTTGGCAATTCCTGCGATAAAACTTTCGTTGATCGGAGTTGTCCGACATAAGCCACCACTGGCCGGCATCACGTGACACCCGTTTTACAACTGCTTCTCCACCATAATTGACTGCGAATACTGCATTGTCGGTCAACTTCTTGTCAGCCAAGTTGATAACAATCGTATCGCCCTCATAGAACGTGGGTTCCATGCTTTCTCCCTTAACCTTGACGGCTAGAAGGCTCTCCGGGTCAAATCCTTTGCGATGCACCCACGATTTTGACAGGCCCAGTGTTCCCCCATCGGTATTGTCTGGTTCAGTCTGAAAGCCCGTAACCCCAGCTTGCAGCCGCAGTTGCACTAATTTAACACGATAGAGTGCCTCCTCGTCCTCGTCAATGAGCGAGATTGGTATGGCGCCAGGCATCAGCTTCTGGGCCTCTTCCTTTGTTGTATCGGTTCCGTGGAGCAGCCAATCCGGTGATACCTCCAGCACTTGACAAACCTTTACCAGGTTGTTGCCTTCGATCATTTTTGTATCGCCATTTTCCCAGTCGGTAACTGTCGGCGCGGATACTCCCACCAGCTTCGCAAAAGCTGATTTTTTGATGTTTTTGGCCTCGCGGGCCAGCGTAAGTCTTTTGTGCCAATCCATTAGGTAATCCTAACAATTTCCATATAAGGGATGCCTAAATTATTCTTGCTTATTTCTTTAGGCTTGCCTAAAATAAGGTATGACTAATGAACTTACAGCCGACGAAATCATTGACGCGCTTGGCGGCACGTCAGAAACCGCACGGATTTGCCAAGTTAAAGACCCGTCCGTGTCTGAGTGGCGCCGCAACGGCATTCCGCGTGCGCGTCTTATGTTCTTGAAACTGGCACGGCCAGAAGTCTTTAGTTCAGAGGGGCGGCTGGACCCTGGCCCGGGTCGTGCAGGCCGTCAGCTGCCATCGCCAACAAACATCCTTGACACCGTACCGGAGCATTCCGTTGTCGGTGTCGATCCGCGAAGCAGGGTGTGAGCAGGATCAATTTTCATGTCGCAAGCGTAGCTTGACCGCGTAGCAAGAACAACCACCAAGAAGAAGGAAATGTTGTGAAAATCAAAAAATCGTACCTTGCCATGATCAGGGCATTTCCCGGCGGTTGGGACGCAATCGCAGCCGCCCTGGGCATGAGCCGGAACGGGCTGGAAAACCGCATTTACGAACGCAAGGGGCAGGGCGTTGCTGTTGACACGGCCCTGCAGCTTCAGGCGTTCTCCAACACGACGCTGTTTGCTGAAGCCGTGGCGGCATCGAGCGGCGGTGCCTTCGTTAAGTTGCCAGCTGATTTGTCGGATGGGAATGAAGTAATCGCTAAGAAGTTTCGTGAGGTCTATATCCGCTTGGGGCGCTTCGCTGAGCATTTCGAGGCGGCCATCGCTGGCGACGATGAAATCGACGAGAAGGAACGTGCTGAACTCGATGCCATCATGCATGGCATCCATAAATCGCTTTCCGAAATGATGGCGATGAGTATTCGCGTGTATTGCAAACCGGAAGCCGGCCAGGATGGTGCGGCATGAGTGCGCATTTCGGCCCGCGCGCCGGAACACGCCCTGATCTCGCCTTTCGCAAGCTGGTCCAGCTGGGCGGCCGTGCTGGCTTGCATGGCTGGATGAAAGCCATGACGTGGACGCGCCCCATTACAGCGTTTGAGCGCGAAATCATTAACTCGCTGATGCGTTGTCATGTGGTGCGCCGTGAGGCTGGCGATTACGCGGTGACGCAAAAAGGCTGGGATTTTGTTGGCCGCTCAACTCAAGCCAACGTGGCGCCGGCAGGGCAGGTCGCAGGGCCGCGTTATGTCGGCAAGAAACTGCCTCTGTCACCCGCGAATATGGTGCGTGCACCGCTGGCCCGTCCTGGCTCGTTTGACTATGCAGCAATCCCCTCCCGTATGGGAAGTCAGCGCGTGCCGCATGGCCTGGCTATGCCTGGGGTGACGGGAGCCATTGTCAGTGAGTAATGTTGACCAGGTAGTTGCTCAAATGGCGGCATACGACATGCCGCAACTCCCGCCCAATCACCCTGTATTCGATGGCAAGTTTCACCGTTTCGGCCCGAAGAAAAAGGGCTGGTACATCCTGCGTGAACTGGAGCTCGAGACCGGCCGTAGGGTCGTCACTGGCGCTTTTGGTTTCCACCAAGGCGACAACCGGAATACCGTACCTGTCACCGTCGACGCCGAGGCGATGACGGATGATGAGCGCGCGGAGTTTGCGACCAAGCTGCGCGAGAACGAACAGCGCGAGGCCGAGAAAAAGCTGCGAGAAGCGCAGCTGGCCGCCAACCGCGCGCGCGACCAGTGGGCGAAAGCCGCAGGTATCGCTGTGCAGCACCCGTACCTTGATCGCAAGCAGGTTGCCGGCGAGGGCGTGCGCGTCGACCGCGCCGGCGCGTTGTTGATTCCCCTGCAGCGCGCTGGCCAGATCATCGGCCTGCAGAAGATCGACCAGGCTGGCGAGAAGCGCTACAACGCCGGCATGGACAAGCCGGGCGCATACCACATGCTTGGCCGGCCGCTTGATGCGCCTGTAATCGCGGTGGGCGAGGGTTACGCCACATGTGCGAGTGCGCGTGCGGCCGCAGCTCTGGCCGGCGTCGACCTGCCTGTGGCCGTGGCTTTTGACGCCGGTTCTTTGGCGTCCGTGGCTTCCGCTTTGCGCGAGGCGTTCCCGCAGGCGCATCTTCTTTTCCTTGTGGACGATGATGACCAGGTGGTCCAGCGTTTCATCGAGCGCTTGCGCGAGGACTATCAGGTCTTGGCCGCCGTGCCGATCGATGGCGTCTCGCATGTGGTGCTGGCCGATGACGGTGCCGACGTCGAGGTGACCGCCTGGTGGCGCACGGACGCGGCCGGCGTGCCGTACATCGAGGCGGACGTGCGTACTGGCCGCCGGCAACAGCGCTACACGTTCAAGAACGCCGGCGTGGCCAGCTGCTCGGCGCTGTGCCGCAAGATGCAGCGCACGTCGATGGTCGTTCCGGCGTTTGCCGACAGGGCAGGGCGCAAGCTAAGCGATTTCAACGACATGCAAATTGAGGAGGGGCTTGAGGAGGTAGCGGCGCTGATCGGGGTTGCCATCCTTGCTGCGCAGCAGCCTAAATCTGCCGTTCCTTTTCCTCTCGCCGCGCCAGCGGGCAATTCAATGGTTCCGCCTGCAGCTGCTGCCGTAGCCGTTGGCGTCTCCCCCGTTCCCCCTGCTGCGCAGCAGCCAGATTCTGGTTTTCCCGACGCCGGCGTGATCGCGCCAGTGCTTGATCTCGGGGTGTTGTTCCTGGAAGGCGTGACGGACGAATCCCCCCCTCCCCCTGGTGCGGAGCAGCCAGCCCGCAGGAGCGCTATCGACGCAGAGGCGGACGATAGCGAGGCGCGTCTGGCCGCCACGTTGGAAGCGGGATACGCCGACGGATCGCTGCCTGAGCCTCCTGACGAGGGCGGCTCCGCTTCCGCGCCGGGGGCGGGGGGTGACGGCAAGCAGGCGAAGGACAAACCGAAAAAAGTATACGGCGCCGACCACTGGAATCAGGTCGAGTACGTGCTGAAGAACTTCGTGCTGGTGTATGGCGAGGACCTGGTGTGGGACGTGTCGCAGCGGATGCTGATGAAGATCAGCAGCATGCGCACCATCGTGGCCAACAACGACGTCATGAAGTTTTGGGGCGGAGAGGCGCGGCGCTGGGTGCTGAAGAAAAACATCGTCTTTGATCCGCAGGACATTCCGTCGCCGGCATCGAGCGGCGCGACGGCCACCGTGAACCTGTTCAACGGATGGGCGATGCAGCCGCGACGCGGCAGCTGCCTGCGCATCCAGACCCTGATCGCGCACCTGTGCGATGGCAACGATGCCCTGGTCGAGTGGGTCGAGCGCTGGCTGGCCTACCCGTTGCGCAATCGCGGCGCCAAGATGGAAACGTCGATCATCATGCACGGCGACGAGGGCAGCGGTAAGAATTTCTTCTTCGAGAAGGTCATCAAGAAAATCTACGGCGAGTACGGCTATGTGATCGGCAATGCGCAGCTGGAGAGCCAGTTCAACGACTGGGCCTCGATGAAGCTGTTCATGGTGGCCGATGAGGTGGTGACGCGCTCGGAGCTGAAGCACATGAAGGGCAAGCTCAAGTACCTGGTGTCGGGCGACATGATCATCATCAATCCGAAGGGGTTGCCCGAGCATGGCGAGGCGAACCACATGAACTTCGTGTTCCTGTCGAACGAGCTGCAGCCGCTGGCCCTGGACAAGACGGACCGCCGCTACCTGGTGATCTGGACGCCGCCGGCGTTGTCGCGCGAGTTCTACGTCCAGGTGGCCGAAGAGATCGCCAATGGCGGCATCGAGGCGTACTACCACTACCTCATGCACGAGCTGGACATGGGTGACTTTGACGAGCACACCAAGCCGATCTACACGGATGCCAAAGACGACCTGATCGAGAAGAGCCTGACGCCGGCCGAGCGCTTCTACCGCGACTGGAGCCGGGGCTTCCTGCCGCTGCCGTTCATCACGTGCGGCGCTACCCAGCTATACGACGCCTACAAGGTGTGGTGCGACAAGAGCGGGGAATCGAAGTACATCTCACAGACCATCTTCTCGCCCACCGTGCTGCGGTACGCCGGCGAGGCGTTGGAAAAGCACCTGATCAAGTATGAGCTGGGATCGGTGGTAAAGCAGCGCAACGTGTTTTTAGCCGGGAAGAAGCCAGAGGGCAAGACGCTTGCAGAGTGGGCGGCAGATGCATCGGGCCTGTTCGAGAAAAGTTTGAGGGCATACCGGAGTCGCAGCGGGGTTGATGCTGCCGATGTTGAGGGTTAAGCCATCACATAGCACAAAGCCATCACATCGCAAACCCGCATGGATGCTGGAATGTGATGGGTATGAAGGGTATTACGGGTTCTCGCGCACGCACACATGTGCGCATTGATGGACAAGGCCGTTTGAATGTCGATGGTTCGCTGTATTTTTTTTGTCAGAAAGTAGAAAGAAGTAATAACAGTACTCATACCCATCACAAGTAAGTATTCATGCGGGTTAGCGATGTGATGGGTATGTGATGGGTATGACGGGTTAGCGGAATACGGCCGGTTTTCATCGAAGAAGGAAGTGGAGGGCAGGACGATGAACAAGAAGGTGAGCATGCGGGAGCAAATGCCCCAGGTGGCGGCGATCATCGATGCGTTCCGCGAGGCATTTGGGGCGGAGGTGGTGGATGCGGCGATACGGCGCGGTATGCGTGGTGGGCAGGGCTTCCACGCTACTGAAAATGGGCATGAGGTGGGCACGCCGGTTTATCAGGGCGTGCCGCTGGATAGGACGCCTGGGCGGTATGTGGGGCGGATGGGCGAAGTGGCATGGCAGGCAGCATTGGATCAGCAGGCGATTGATAACGAGAAAAGGGGCTAGGTGATGGAAGTGAAAGCGGAAGAAGCGGTATTTGAAAACGTGGGTCAGGCGGTACATGTGTCGTTCCTGATCATGGCCCAGGAGGCAAAGCAGGACGCGCCGTTGCGCGCGGCACTGATCAAGGCGATGGAGTCGGTGCAGTTGAACGGCCGTCAGCGTTGCTGGCTGGAGCAGCTGCGCGGCGCGGCGTCGGGAACAATTAACTTCGGCGGACTGGATGGCAACGAGGTGCGCGCCCAGTGTGCCATGGTGCTGCAGGCGGTAAAGCATAGGCTGCCGAAGACGGAAATGTGGGTGTTGCAAGCGAAGTACGGGCAGACGGACTTTGAGGATGTGGATGGCCGACGGCGCTTTGCCTTCTCGGTCGAGCGCATCGAGGCCATCAAGGGATTGGCGGATTGGTTCCGGCCAATGTTCCCTGGGCTGAACCCGCATGCAGTCGACTGCATGCTGGGGCGCTTGTTCGCCAACCATAAGCAGCTGGATATCACGGTGCGCGACCTCGCCAAGTCATTCGGTGCAAGCCACATGACCTACCAGCGGGCGTCGACAAAGATGCACGGGCATGTGCGGGAGCTTGAGCAGAAGGCCTATAGCCGCCTCGCGCCAAGCTTTGTTGCTGATGGTGTTGTCGAGGAGTTTTTGCAATAGCTTGACGCGGCTGTTACAGCGGGTGTATATTTCGGTCATTCTCGCAGCAGTAACGCCTAAAGCCCGCACAAGCGGGCTTTTTTGCGTTTAACGAGACGATTTCTCAACAGCGAAAGAGGTGATCTATCTCGATCCGCTCCATAGCGGGGGATACATTCGTTTCTGGTGCTTGCCCACTTCGGTGGGCTTTTTTATTTGTGTTGATGATAGGGCGCAGGGGCGCACACCTCAACCACAAGGCGGCCGCGTTTCTTGTGGGATGTTTTGTGCAGACGTCTGCACAAGTACTGGATGGAAAAAGAATGGCCCTTGAAATATCCGTTCGGACGAACCTCGCAGACGTAGAGCGCGGGTTGAGTGACTTGGCCAAGCGGCAAATGCCATATGCCACAGCGTTAGCATTGACGTCGCTGTCCAAGTTGGTAGCTGCCGATGCTGTTAGCAATTTGTCTGCCAAGCTCAAGAACCCGTCGCCCTTTACGCTGCGCTCGGTGAAGACGATGGGGGCGCGCAAGGATAACCTGGTGGCCAAGGTGTACGTGATGGACAAGGCGGCAGAGTATCTGGAGCCTTATGAGCGTGGTGGTGTACATAAGCTGGCCGGCAAGGCGCTCCTCAATCCCAAAGACATCGCGCTCAATCAGTATGGACAGTTGCGCAAGGGTACGCTGGCCGCGTTGAAAGGGCGCAGCGATATCTTCATTGGCCCGGTCAAGACAAAGAAGGGAATCGTCAATGGTGTATGGCAGCGCACGGCAATAAAGGCAACGATCACCAACAGGAAGACAGGCAAGGCGCGCGTCAGTTCGCGGGGTGTCAACACGTCCGGGGCACTGAAGCTGTTGATTCGATTCGGTGATGCGCTCGCGGTCAGAACACATCTAGGCTACCACGCTCGGGCAACGGCAATGATCAATGCCAACTTCAATGCCGAGATGGATAAGGCAATGATCAAAGCAATGGGGACGGCACGTCCCTGACGACCGGCCGGTCGAGTGTAAAGGCGGCGCCGAAATCAACGGGTCCTCCCTGGAGGTTTTGCTCCCGAGGGCATTGCGCGCCCCGTTCTTTCTCTAGCTGAGGAATTGCATACGCTTCCTTCCTTTTTAGATTACTGGGTACCGATATGGGAAAGCTGGTCAACAAGCGCGACCTGTCGGAGATCATGGGCGTGTCGGAGCGGACATTCACCGAGTGGCAGAAAGAACCAGGCTTCCCTTTTGAAATCAATGGGGGGCGGGGCGTTGGAAATAGCTACGATACTGCCAAGGTCATCCAGTGGATGATCGAGCGCGACATCGCGCGCCGCTCCGCAGAAAAGCCGCGTGACCGCTTGGATCGTTTGAAGGCGGACATGGTCGAAGTCGACCTGGCCGAGAGGCTGGGCCAACTGGCGCCGGCCGCACTGTTCGAGCGCGCCTGGTCCGATCACATCATCGCGGCCAAAACAGAACTGTTGTCACTGCCGCTCAGGCTAGTGGGCGAAATTCATGCATTGCATAACATCACGGTCGATACCGATCTGATCCTGGTGCAGATCGAGGCCTCGCTGGCCAAGCTGGAGAGTTTTGATGTCGACGCATTCGATTCTGATGAACCCGACCCTGAAGGCGATGATGCGCCAGACGGTGGCGACGACGATTAAAGAAGTCCAGCGGCGTTGGGCGCCCGCGCCGAAAATCAGTACCCGCGCCTGGGCACGGAAATACCGCTACCTGTCCGAGCTGGAGTCGCAACTGCCTGGCAAGTACAACCTGGACGTGACGCCATACCTGGCGTGGGAGAACGGGCCGCTCGATGCGATCGACGATCCAACCGTACGCAAGGTCGTTGGGCAGAAGTCCGCGCAGATCGCGTGGACGTCAGGTGTGATTGGCAACGCCCTGGCGAAGTGGGTAGACAGTGACCCGTCGCCGATCCTCGGGCTGTTCCCGAAGGAAGCGTCGGCCAAGGAATACATGGCCGAGAAGTTTGAACCAATGGTCGACGCGACGCCCCGCTTGCGCGGCAAGATCGATCTGCGCAGCAGGAAGGCGCAGCAGCGCCAGTTGTTCAAGCGGTTCCCCGGCGGCTTCCTGAAGCTGGTCGGCTCGAATTCGCCGTCCTCGGTGAAGTCGACGCCGACGCCCCGCGTTTTCGTAGAAGAACCCGACGATTGCAATTTGAATCTGAGGGGACAGGGGGACTCGATCAAGCTGGCAGAGGAGCGGGTGAAGACATACGCTCGGCCGAAGCTGATCATTGGCGGCACGCCGACGATCGAGGGTGTTTCGGCTGTCGTCGCTGAAATGGAAAATTCGGACAAGCGCCAGGCGATGATCCCGTGCGGCGATTGTGGCGAGGCGCATCCGCTCGACTTCGAGAACCTGCGCTGCCTGGAAGATCCGCTGCAGAACCATCCGATCTTTGGGACCAAGCAGCCCGAGACAGCGTACTACGCATGTCCGGCCTGCGGCAGCACCTGGAACGATGCACAGAAGAATCGGTATGTGCGCAAGGGGAGCTGGGTCGCTACTGCGCCGTTTCGTGGCGTCGCCGGCTTTTACTTCAATGAGCTGATGAGTCCGTTCCCCGGTTCGCGCATGTCGTTGCTGATGGAAAAGTGGTTGACGGCATTGCACGACCTGAGCCGTGGTGATGCGGGGCCGCTGATCGCATTTGTAAACAGCAGCAAGGGATTGCCCTATACGTACAAGGGCGACATGCCGACCGCTGGCGCGCTTCAGGAGCGCGAACTGGATTACGAGGCAAACACGGTCCCGATCGGTGGGCTGATCCTTGTCGCCGGTATCGATATCCAGCATGACCGCATCGAGGTGGTGCTGCGTGCCTATGGCCGTGGCGAAGAGAGCTGGCTGGTGCAGTACATCCGGATATTCGGCACGCCTGGCGTGTATGAAGATCCCGTGTGGGCTGACCTGGACGCAATCTTGTTTCACAAATACCGCTCGGTGCGTGGCTTCAAGATTGGCGTTTCCGCCGTCAGCTTGGATACGTCGGACGGCACGACGTCCGACGCCACATACAAGTGGGTGCGAAACCGACAGCGCAAGGGTATCGAATTCGTCATGGCCATCAAGGGTTCGAGCCTGACGGATTCCGAGATCTTCGCGCGGCCGGTGCCCACAAAGGACACGAACCGGCGCAATACTAAGGCGGCGAAGTATGGCCTGCAGGTGTTTATCGTCGGCACGTCGCGCGCCAAAGACCTGCTGATAGGCGAGCGTGGCCGGGTATCGTTGGAAGGCGATGGACCCGGCCGGTTCCATACCTATCGGAACGCCAGCCCGGAGTATTACAGCCAGCTGCTGGAGTCGGAGGTCAAAGCACCAGTGCGGACTAGCAACGGCCATATCGTCAAGGCCTGGCAAAAGAAGATCGGCCGTCGCAACGAGGTGCTGGACTGCGAGGTTTATGCACTGCATGCGAGCCGCGCGGCGAAAGTTCATCTTCGCACGCCGGCGCAATGGAGTTCTTTGGAGGCTAGGTTAAGCCAAGCGGCATTGTTTGATGACGATGAGCAGCCGGATGTTCCTGTGCTGCCAAGTGCTGGCGCAGCGCCGGTCAAGAGTGATATGGCCGATGCGGTAGAAGGGATGCCGCCCATCGAGTCGGCGCAACCATCTGAAGCCCCACCCATTCCTGCGCCGGCTGCCGTGCGAGTGATATCCGTTGCCGCAGCGCCGGCTTTGAAAAAACGAAAACGCTTCGCGTAGGAAATTTATGAAACCATTTGATCCATCCACCAGCCTGTTGGCGGGCATGCCCACGGACGCGCTGAAAAAAACGCTGGCCGAAGCGCAGCAGGCATATATCGATCTGTCGACTGGTGCTAAGGGTGTGTCCTACTCATACACCCAGGGTGACGGCGCGCGCGCCGTGACATACACTCAGACGAATATCTCACAGCTGATTGTGCTGATCCGGACGCTGCAGCAGCAGGTGGGTATTGTCAGCCGCGCACGTCGCCCAATGCGGTTCCGATTCTGATGGGCAGCCCCATTAGAATCCTCGGGCCAAACGGCCAGCCGTTGCCGCCACATCGCGGTCGAGCGTCGATGTTGTCCGGCGCCGGTGGTTCCCCATACGATGCCGCCGATATGTACGGCGACCACATGGCTGATTGGAACCCGTACCTGGGCTCGCCTGATGGCGACCTCAATATGCACCGCGACCGCATCGTCTCGCGCGTGCGCGACATGGTGCGCAACGATGGCTGGGCATCTGGTGCTGTCACGCGCATTCTGGACAACGCGATCGGCGCTTCTTTCCGGCCGATCTTCAAGCCGGACTACGCTGCGCTGCGCGCCCACACGGGAATCAAGGAATTTGATCACGTGTGGGCCGATGAGTTCGGGCAGTGCTTGGAGGCCAGCTATCGAACCTGGGCGAACGATATCGGCCGCTACAGCGATACCCAGCGCGAAATGACAGTGGGCCAGCAAATGCGCCTCGGCTTTCGCCACAAGCTTGTTGATGGCGATGCCTTGGCCATGGTGCATTGGTTACCAGAACGGCAGGGTCCAGGCCGCGCGCGATATGCAACTGCCATCCAGATACTGGACCCGGATCGTCTGTCGAACCCGCAGTTGGTATTTGACAGCAACGAGATCCGGGGTGGCGTTGAGATTGATGCATACGGCGCGGCGGTTGCTTATCACATCCGCCGCGCGCACCAGGGCGACTTCTTCACCGGCGCCAAGTCGGTGACGTGGGAGCGCATCGAGCGGGAGACCAACTGGGGCCGGCCGATCATCATTCATGATTTTGACCATGAGCGCGCCGGCCAGCACCGGGGTGTGGGAATTTTCGCGCCGGTGCTGCAGCGGCTGAAAATGCTGGTCAAGTACGACAGCGCCGAGCTCGATGCATCGATCATCAACGCTATCTTTGCCGCTTACATCGAGTCGCCGTATGACCCGGCTGTTGTCGAAGAGGCGATGGGAGGCGACGACCTGAAGGATTATCAAACTCAGCGTCAGGAGTTTCACGATGATCGCCGGATTAAGCTTGGCGGCTCTCGCATGCCAATTCTCTTTCCGGGCGAGAAAATCAACGCGGTCTCCGCAACACGGCCGAACGCCAATTTTCAGGCCTTTGAGTCTGCAGTCCTGCGTAACTTTGCTGCAGGGACCGGGTTATCGGCGCAGCAGGTCAACAACGACTGGTCGGACGTGAATTACAGCTCGGCGCGTGGTGCCATGCTGGAAGCCTGGAAAACGCTGTCGCGGCGTCGCAATGATTACGCCGTTGGTTTTGGCCAGTCGCTGGTCAGCGTCTTTGCTGAGGAAGCGATGGAGGTCGACAACCTGCCCTTGCCACGCCGCGCGCCGGAGTATCACGAATTCCGGACGGCTTACTCGCGCGCCAAGTGGATGGGGCCAGGTCGCGGCATCATCGATCCGGTGAAAGAGCGCCAGGGCTCCATCCTCGGCATGGATGCCGGCCTGTCCACACTCGAAGACGAGGCGGCGGAACTGGGCGGTGTCGACTGGCGCGAGACGTTGAACCAGCGCGCCATTGAGATCGCTCGCTTTAAGCAGCTGGGCATCAAGCTGCCGGAATGGGCGGCTGGATATGACACGAAGTCTGCAACTGAGGAAGAAAAGGCTACCTGATGAAATTTGAATTCCTGGCCCAGCGTTTGTTCAACACACCGCTGGCGATCGCGCCTGGCAAGGCCGAGGTCATCATGGCAGCGCTGGCCGACCGGCTGGGTATCAGCCAGATCGCACGCCTGAACCCAGCGCCGCTGATGATGGAAGACGATGAAGTAGTTTATTCATCGCCGGGCCGCAATGGCCGTGCCGGCTACGAGGTAATCGCCGGTGTGGCCATCATCGAGGTTTACGGCACGCTGGTGCAGAAACTCGGCTCGTTGCGGCCCTGGTCCGGCATGACTGGTTATGACGGCATCCGGCAGAACTTCCTGATGGCGATGAGCGATCCGGACGTGAAAGCCATCATGCTCGACATCGACAGTCCGGGTGGTGAGGTGGCTGGCTGTTTCGACCTGGTCGACGCGATCTACCGTGCGCGCGGCAAGAAGCCGATCTGGTCGATCCTGAACGAGTGCGCCTATTCAGCTGCCTACGCGATCGCCAGCGCGGCCGACCGTATCACGGTGCCGCGCACTGGTGGCGTCGGCTCGATCGGCGTTATCTGGATGCATATGGATTGGTCGAAGGCCCTGACCGGCGCAGGCTTCAAGGTCACGTTCATTACCTACGGCGAGTCGAAGGCGGATGGACATCCCGAAATCCCGCTGTCTCCGGAGGCGCTTGCGCGCTTCCAGGGGGATATCGATTTGATGGGCGAATTGTTTGTCACGACCGTCGCCCGCAACCGGAATATCTCGGCCAAGGTTGTCCGCGATACCCAGGCCGCAACCTACCTGGGGGCGGCCGGCGTCAGCCAGGCGCTTGCAGATGATGTACTGGCCCCTGATGCAGCATTTCGTGCATTGCTTGCCGAAATTACCTAACTTTTTACTGGAAAATACATGAGCAAAATTACCAAGATGATGGCATCCCTGTCGTTCGCACACCTGCTGGGCATGCCGGCCGGCGCCAAAGCCGAAGACGGCGACGACGATGACGACAAGAAGCAGCGCACCGACGAATCCGACGAAGACTATGCCAAGCGCATGGAGGAAGAGGAGGAGGAAGAGAAAAAGAAAGAAGACGCCCGTCGCGCCGAAGAAGAAGAAAAAGAAGAAAAGAAAAAGGAAGACGAAGCCAAAAAGGCCAAGAAAGCCGAAGAAGACGAAGACGACAAGGAAAAGGCGGCTCGCGTGAACGAGCGTGCCCGCTGTGCCGCGATCTTCAAATGCGCAGCAGCTGGCACGCGGCCAGACGTCGCCGCGCACCTGGCCTTCAATACCAGCATGCCCAGCGCTGAAGCGATCGGCATGCTGGAAACCTTCGCTATGGGTGGCGCGCCGCAGCCGTCGAGCTTGGCCAGCCGCATGGCCGGTGTGAAACCGCAGAATGTCGGCGCCGGTGCGGCAGCAGCTCCTGCTGCTGGCAGTGACGCCGCTGTTACGGCGCAGATCATCGCGGCCGGCAAGATCCGTCGCGGCGAAAAATAGTTTTCAACCCGTCCTACAAAGGAAGCAAAGCATGAGTCTCCCCGTCAATTCCGTGGGTGGTAACCCGCAGATTCCCGGCATTTTTGCCGAAACCTTTATCCCGGATCAGTTGATCGCTGGTCGCCATCCGCTTGTTACGGACAGCGTGACCGTGCTGGCCGGCCAGGTGTTCCCGCGTGGCGCCGTGCTGGGCCGTATCACTGCATCGGGCAAATACGTCGTGGCGCTCGCTGCCGCTGCCGATGGTTCCCAGAATCCGGCAGTCGTTGCTGTCGACAACGTCGACGCGACTGCTGGCGATATGAATGCCGGGGTGTATCTCGCCGGCGAATTCAACGGTGCCGCCATGACCCTGGGCACCGGCATCACGATTGCTGCAGCTGCTGCGGCGCTGCGGCCCTTGTCGATCTACGTCAAGGGTTCGGTATCCGCTGCCGATCCAACCTGATCGGCAATGCCCCCTGAGGCCCTCTGATGAGGGCTTTTTTTTCGTCCAAATTCCCGGAGTAATCTATGTCCTTTTTGTTCAACACCAATGTCCTGATCGGTGTGGTGCCCAACCTGAAGCGTCCGCAGAAATTTCTGCTGGACCGCTTTTTCCCGAACATCGTGATGTCCGACAGCGAGTTCGTGTCGATCGACGTCGATGTCGGCCTGCGCCGCATGTCGCCGTTTGTTTCTCCGCTGGTGCAAGGCAAGCTGGTCGAGCAGCGCCGCCTGCAGACCAACCAGTTTAAGCCGGCGTACATCAAGGATAAGCGCGCCCCTGACCTGAGCAAACCCGTACGCCGCATGATCGGTGAGCGTATCGGCGGCGAGCTGACTGGCGCAGCACGCGAAGCGGCCAACCTCGAAGCGGAAATGTCCGACCAGGTCGACATGATCGACCGCCGGCTGGAATGGATGGCGGCCTCGGCGCTGATGACAGGTACGGTCTTGATCGTGGGCGATGGCTTCCCCGCAGTGCAAGTTGATTTTGGCCGTGATGCTGGCTTGTCGCTCGCATTGACCGGTGCCGACAAATGGGACACGGCTTTTGCGGCGGTCGGAGCCAATGGCATTTATACCGCGCCATCGGACTGCATTGAGGAGTGGGGGCATGTCATCCTGAAAAAGTCGGGTGGCACCGCTACCGATCTGATCTTCACGACCACGTCGTGGAAATACTTCAAGCTCGACAGCAACGTCAAAACTTCGCTGCATTACCCACGTTCCGGCGAAGGCAACAACGTGAATATCGGCGCGCAGGTCCAGCGTGGCGCCCAGTACAAGGGCAAATGGGGCCAGTACGATCTGTGGGTCTACAACGACTGGTACATCGATGAGAAGGGCGTCGAGCGTGCCATGGTGGATGACGGCAAGGTCATCATGAGCGGTCCTGACCTGATGGGCACGCGTGCATTCGGCCAGATCCTGGACCCGGCTTTTAACTACACAGCCATGCCATATGCTCCGAAGACCTGGCTCGAGAATGACCCGGCCCAGCGCCTGATCATGATGCAGTCCTCGCCGATTGTCATCCCGTCCCGTGTCAACGCCTCGCTCTGCGCAACCGTAGCAACACCGAAAGTATTCTGATCATGGCCAAAACTGAAAAAGTTGTCAAAGCAGTGGTCGCGCCGGGGCGCACCGTCAAATTTGAAGGCGCTAACGTTGGTCCAGGTGGTGAAGTGACACTGCCTGCAGATGAAGTGGCGTGGTTACGCAAGGGCGGTTATCTGCTCGACCCTGCCGCGACTGCGCCGACCATCGCGCCGGGCCCGGCTTTTGAAAAGGACGGGGAAGGTGAACCATCCCCTCCCGCAGAATGATCGACTGGAATCGCATGGTCAACGGTCCAGTCATGGCTGTGTTTGGTGATCAGGCGCGGTACCAGCCGATGGCTGGTGCAGCGTTTGATATCCAGGGTACCTTCCATGAAGCCTACAAGAGCCTTGACTTGACCGGTGGGATGGGCGTGACCACGGAGATGCCTGCATTGGGGGTGCTCTTGTCAGACTTCCCTATGCCTCCGAAGCAGAAGGATCGAGTGGCTATCAAGTCGACCGCGTTGCATGGCGGCGGTACCTTCGTAGTCAAGGAAGTGCAGCTGAGCGGTATTGGCGGCGCGCTCTTGCTGTTGAATTACGTGGGGGAGTGAGATGGCTAACACATCCATCCTGGCACGCCGGCATATCCGCCTGCTTGCCCTGGCTGCCCTGACCGGAGATACCTTTTCCCAGGTGACCATAGACTCACCTGGCGACTGGGATACGCCTCCGGAAGATTTGCCGGCGATTCTCTTGCGCTCACCGGATGACCGGAAGGTTTCCCTATCGAAAGGTCAGCCGACATTCTCTACGACCGTCGGTATCGAAATTGAGGCACGAGTGAGCGGGATGACCGCTGAGTCCGCACAGGATGCAATTGAGGCATTGTGTTTCGCCATCGAGACGGCGCTCTTTTCGAGCTATGACTTGACCTGTGCGGCGGCCCTGGTCTCTTGCGACACGCGCACAGAGGTTACGGCGGATGGCCGCGTTCATTTTGGGGCTGCCCGTATGACTTTGCAGGCCGAGTTGCCGGAAAGCTTCGACGCATTCAAACCCGGTGATCCAGTGGATTTGGGAGACTTCGGTCTTGTCTTTACCGCTGGCCAGGCCTACGACTCGACCGGCAATCATCCCAATCCAATGTTCGCATCAAGCCACGATGTGGCTGGCTGACGCCACTTCACGCTCTTACTTCAGGAGTTCACCATGTTTGTAAAACCTGCGCCGGGTCTGCGGATTCCGGACCCTGATTTGCACGACTTCTTGCCCGAACAGGGCAGGGAGGTGCCCGACGCGCCATATTGGCAGCGCCGGATTCATGACCAGGATGTCGTCATTGCAGTGGCAGTGGCAGAGAAATCGGCCATGGCCGATGCAGCGACATCGAAAAACCGGAGCAAGGAATGACCCTCCCTTTTAAAAATATCCCGGCCAATATCCGGGTACCCCTGTTTTACGCCGAGGTGGACAACTCGCGGGCCAACAGCGCCCAGTCCAATCAGCGCGCGCTGATCATTGGCCAGATCACGGCCGCTGGCACTGCAGTGCCCAATGTCCCTATTATTTCCCAGGGGGCGGCGGACGCCGCAATCGCCGGCGGTCAGGATTCGATGCTGGCATTGATGACAGCGGCGTACCGCGCGAACGATACGTTCGGTGAGGTGTGGTACCTGCCCCTCTCGGACGATGCGGCTGCATCGGCCGCTGTCGGCACGGTCACCTTTTTGACGTCGCCTACGGTCAACGGCACGCTGTATCTGTACGTCGCAGGCGTGCGCTACGCTTTGCCCGCCTTGACCAGCCAAACGGTGGCCCAGCTGGCCACTGCCTTGGCCGCGCTGATCAATGCCGACGCGGCCTGCCCGGTGAATGCGGTGGCGGCGGTGGGTGTCGTGACGCTTACCGCAGTCAACAAGGGGCCGTGCGGCAACGATATCGACCTGCAGTTCAATTACCTGGGTACGCGCGGTGGTGAGGCGCTACCGGCCGGATTGAGTGCAACGCTGGGGCCAATGGCAGGTGGTGCAACAGCGCCCTCGTTGTCTGTGGCCCTGGCGAATCTGGGTAGCCAGGAATTCGATTTCATCGTCAGCCCGTACACGGATACCGCGTCCCTCGATGCGCTCAAAAGTTTGCTCAATGACAGCACGGGACGTTGGGCCTGGAATCAGCAACTGTACGGGCACTACTTTGCTGCTTACAAGGGCACCTTCGGCGCGCAGGTGACCTTTGGCACTGCGCGTAACGATCAGCACGGTACCGTAATGGGCGTCAATGGCTCGCCCACGCCCACGTGGCTATGGGCGGCATCGATGGCTGGCGCCGCAGCGGTAAGCCTGCGCGCGGACCCAGCGTTGCCATTGCAAACGGTGGCAATTCAGGGCGTGCTGGCGCCACCGTTGCAGATGCGTTTCCAGCTGACGGAGCAGAATTCCTTGCTGTACTCCGGTATTTCAACATTTTCAGTGGCCGACGACGGGACGGTGGCCATTCAAAACCTGATTACGACGTATCAGAAAAACGGTTTCGGCAATGTCGATAACAGTTATTTGCAGATCGAAACGATGTTCACACTGGCCTATGTCCTGCGTGCGCTCAAGACGATGGTGACGTCGAAATACGCACGCGTGAAGCTGGCGGCAGATGGCACGCGCTTTGCGTCCGGCTCGGCCATCGTCACGCCGAACATTATCCGGGCCGATTTGATCGCCAAGTACCGCGAGCTGGAAGCGGATGGTTTCGTGCAGAACGGCGATGCCTTCAAGGAAGGGCTGATTGTGCAGCAAAACAGTCAGAACCCGAACCGGGTCGACGTCCTGTTCCCTGGAATTTTGATCAACCAGTTGCGCGTTTTTGCGTTGCTGAATCAGTTCCGTCTTCAGTAAGCCAACCGCGGCCGCCACGTGCGGCCAATTATATTTTAGGGAGCCTTTATGGCAGATACAACCAACCGGCTGGCCGGGATTGCTTACCTGACCGTCGACGGCACCAACTACATGCTGGCTGGTGATTTCGCCTATAGCGTGTCGAAGGTGGCCCGCGAGACGCTGATGGGGCAGGACCGGGTGCATGGTTATTCGGAAAAGCCGAAGCAAGGCAGCATGTCCGGATCTATCCGTGATGCCGGCGGCTTGAGCGTGGCTAGCTTCAATGCAATGACGAACGTTACCGTCACTGTCGAACTGGCCAATGGCAAGACGATTATCGGTCGCAACATGTGGACCGTGGGTGACTTGGAGGTGAAAACCACCGAGGCAACATTCGAAGTGAAATGGGAAGGTTTCAGCGTCGAGGAGGCGTAAATCATGAATCAAGTAAATACCGCAGTGGTGGCTCCGGCCGAAGAAGAGAAAACATTGGAGCTGCGCAAACCAGTCAAGCTGGGCGAAGTCGAATACAGCACCCTGAACCTGCGTGAGCCGACGGCAGGTGAATTGTCGAAAGCATCGAAGGCCGGCGGCAACGTTGACATTGCCATTGCACTGATTTCGATCATCGCCAAGGTACCTCGTGGCGCTGTTGAGAAGTTGTCGCAGCGCGACTTTCAGGAGGCCGCCGATTTTTTGGGCAGCTTTACGGGTGGTGGCCTGGCAACTGGCGAGATGTAGTCGCAGAACTCACCAAGTACTACGGTTGGGGGCCGCATGATGCATGGTCCCTGACCTGGACCGAACTGGCATGGTGGAATGACCAGGCGCACAGGATCATCAAAGCGGCAGGGACTGAGTAAATGGCAAATAATTTTCAGATCGTCATTTCGGCGGTGGACCGGGCAACTCAGACGGTACAGCGGATTAATAATTCGCTAAACCGCGTGACCCAGCCGCTGGTGCGAATTCAACAGTCTGTTCGGCAGTTTTCCAATGCCATGGGCCTCGACAAGGTGGGGAAGGCGATGCTTGGCGTGGGGCGCGCGGCCGGCGATGTTGCCGGAAAGGTGTCGTCGATCGTCGCGCCAATGACCGCAGTGATTGGCGTCGGTTCGATTGCTGGCCTGTTCGCGCTGGCTACCGGATGGGGGGAGCTTGGTTTTGAAGTGAGCAAGACGGCAGGAACGCTGGGCGTGGCCACCTCGGACCTGATGTCGATGCGCGGTGCCGCGCGCCTGGCAGGTGTGTCGTCAGAGCAACTGACCGGCAGCTTGAAATCTGTTGGCGATACGATGGAGGATGCGCTGTTCGGGCGCAACCAGTCCGCGCTGATGCTGCTCAACAAGATCGGCGTCAGCATCCATAAGACTGCAGATGGTTCCATCGACGCGGCCCGTGGCTTCAAAGACATCGCAACTTATATCGCCGGGATCAAAAGTGCTCAGGTGCAAAGCCTGGTGGCCCGCCAGTTCGGCATTGAAGCCGCATTGCCCTTGTTGCGAAAAGGAGCGCAGGGTATCGAGGAGTATCAGCGCCAGGTCGCTGAGTTCGGCGGATCGCGCACGCAGGCTGGCATTGCCGCTGCAGAGGGCTTTGGCCTGAAGATGATCTACCTGAATATGGCGACAGATGGTCTGAAGACCTCAATCGGTGACCGCCTGATCCCGGTGCTGCAGCCTTTTATCGAACGGCTGACCGCGTGGATTGCGGCCAATCGTGACCTGATCGCCACCCGCGTCACCGAGTTTGTCGAGGCGTTTGCAAACTGGCTGAACCGCATCAGCTTCAATGACGTGCTGAACGGTATGAGTAGTTTTCTGTCTCGCATTTCAGACACTGTCGATGCTCTCGGTGGCTGGAAGACTGCCGCTCTGTTGGTAATGGGCGTCATGGCGGGGCCATTTCTGCTCAGCATCGCTTCGTTTGGTATCAGTCTGGCTAGATTGGCGGCCGTCACCATCCCTGTGCTGATCCGTGCGCTGGGGCTGTTGCGTCTGGCGATGCTGGCCAATCCAATTACTGCCATTCTGACCGCCATTGCGACAGTTGCGGTGCTCATCTATGAGAACTGGGACCGACTCGCCAAGTGGTGGCGCCGGATGTGGGGTGACATGTCCGACGATGCTGCCAGTGGACAGGGCAAGATCGCCGCATCAACTGACAAGCTCGCCAAGGGCGCAAAGAGTGTCAGCGATGGCTGGAGTACTACACCCGAAGGACAGGGTGCGTCTCCGGCCATGCCAGGAGGTGGACGGTTTAACGGCCACGGCGCTTCTGGTGACTGGGAGTCGTCACCAGGCAGCGACACGCGCCCTCGCGGCATCCGGAACAACAATCCGGGCAACCTGCGCACATGGGGCAATACCCCGCGTGAAGATGGCTTTGCCCGGTTTGCGACGCCTGAAGCCGGCTTGAGCGCGATGATCCAAAACCTGCAAACTCAGCAAAGCAAGCATGGCCTCAACAGTATCGCCAGCATTATCGGTAAGTGGGCGCCAGCGAGCGAAAACAATACTGCAGCCTACATCGATGCGATGGCCAAGAATACTGGTTTTGGCCCGAATCAGAAACTTGATCTCACAGATAAGGCAACTGTGGCACCACTCGTATCGGCCATCATCAGGCAAGAGGGTAACCAGGGCGGCTTCAGCAAGGATATGGTCGAGAAGGCTGTGGCCAGGGTTGTGGTCGACTTTAAAAATGCGCCAGCTGGCACGACGGCAACGGCAAGTACGAAAGGTGGAAATATGGTCCCAGTAAGGGTCAGTCACGCGATGCCGACGTTGGCGGCAGGATGAGTATCGATAGCGCCCTGGGCGCGTTGCAGTCGATCACTACTACTATCAGCATTGCTGATAACACCATCAAACGCGTTGCCGCCGATTTCGGTGGTGGCGGCCTGGGCGGTGATTCGGGTACAGGCTGGGCTGCGCAGTTGCGGCCCGCCTCTTGGCGCGGTGTGCCTTTTGGTGTCCTGGGAGGTGGTATCAAGTTCGGCCGCCGTACGGCGGTTCATGAATATCCGTACCGCGATACAGTCTGGGTGGAAGACCTGGGCCGAGCGGTGCGTCGCATCACAATGACGGGATTCCTGGTTGGTGACGATGTGATTGCCCAGCGTGATCGCATGATCGCCGCAGCTGAGACTGCAGGCAGTGGGGAGTTGATACACCCGACGCTTGGTCAGCTCACCGCCAGTGCAGTTGAATGCGTGGCTGAGGAAAAGTGGGAACAGGGACGGGTATTCCAACTAAGTTTCACGTTCATCGAGTCAGGGAAACGGGTTTTCCCGAGTGTGCAGGTGTCGACGGGTTCGGCGGTATTGAAGGCATGCGCACAAGCCGATGCCGCATCCAAGGGCGACTTCCTGGCAAGTACATCAGCGGCGCTCAAGCAGGGTGCGGCAGTTGTTGCGAAGGTTGCCAGCACGGCGGCTACCTGGGGGCGCCAGGCGCAGCGTTTGGCTAACGACGCGACGAACTTATACAACATGGTGGGTACGCTCAAGGGTGGCTTTGGCCGCTATGCCAAGGGCAATGGTATTGCCGGCATCGCGGTGGCTGCTGGTGCAGTCTCCACTGCGGCCAATTCCATTCCCAAGCTGATAGCGCTTGGCTCGGCCGCTCGCACGGCTGTTTCGAGCGCAGTCGAAAAACTTACATCAACGGCATCGGGATTGGGATCATGAGTACAGGTAGCGAACTTGTTGACGCGGCGCACGAATTGGCGGCCGCAGTCAAGGATGCGGCAGTGCAACCAGGCGACGCTATGCGTTTGCTGTCCATTCTGGCTGTCAATGTGCCCCCTGATCCTGCCACGTCGTCGGCAATCGGATCGGCAATGGCCTCGGTGCAACACGCCACTGGCGACATGTTTCGACGGGCCGCTGTCGTAGCACTGGCCCGCGCGTCTGCAGCTTATCAGCCCACTTCTGTGGAGGATGCGGCGGCGGTGCGCGATGCGGTTTGCGCGTTGCTCGATGCTGAAATTACGATCGCTGGCGACCAGGGGCAGGACGCCACATTCAATGCATTGCGGGAGGTGCGGTCTGCGGTGTCGCTGGATCTGGCCACGCGTGGCGCCGGCCTGGCATCCATTATCACTGTCACTAGCGTGCAGCCGGTGCCGGCGCCGGTGCTGGCCCAGCGGTTGTATCGCACACCTGGGCGGGCCGATGAGCTGGTGGGGCAGGCAAATCCGATTCATCCAGCCTTCATGCCCACAAGCTTTAAGGCACGGTCTTCGTAATTAACCGGCAGGTAGGGTTTGAACAGAGTGGGTTTCTGGGGGCCCTCGGCGCTCCATTTTTTCGGCCCGTTCGCATACGAACGATGCGGGATGACCATTGCCAGTGTAGTAGCGCACCAGCTGTGGCGCGAACTTCTTGCATTCGGCCATCGTCTTAAAGTCGCGGGCATGCACGGAGCCGCCCATATACCCATCCGAAAAGATGATCGTCAACGCAACAACGATGCTCATGGTATTCACATTTCATAAAGAACAATATGGCTGATGATCTCACATTAATTGTCGGAGGTCGACTTTTGTCCGGCTGGACCTCGGTACGAGTTACGCGCGGCATTGAACGGTGCCCTAGTGATTTCGAGGTGGTCATGACCGAACTCTATCCAGAGGAGGTTGGTGCTTTCGTCATTCAACCAGGCGACGCGTGTCAGGTGTTGTTGGGCAGCGATCTGGTCATGACCGGCTACGTAGACCGCTTCATTCCTTCCATGGATGCCGGAACGCACGCAATCCGTGTTGTCGGCCGAGGAAAGTGCGCGGACCTGGTCGATTGTGATGCAGAGTGGCCAGGTGGACAGATCAGCGGATCGAGCGTGCTGGAAATCGCGCGCAAGCTTGCTGCGCCATATGGTATTTCACTGACGGGAGATGCCTCCTATCCGATCAGCGTCAGTACGGATGTAACGGATGCTGGACCGCCTCTACATCAGTTCAACTTGATGCTCGGAGAAAAAGCCTTCGAGATCATCGAGCGCCTGTGCCGCTATGCGGGGCTGCTTGCCTACGATGATCCTGCTGGGAATTTGTTTCTGACACAAACGGGGAAAGTATCGGCGGCCAGCGGTTTCAAGCAGGGTGTCAACGTACAGTCTGCTTCCTTGGAGTATTCCATGGACCAACGATTCTCCGAAGTGCTGGCGTTCATTCAGAACCTGGACACGTTCTCGGATGCTGGCGATGACGGGAACCTGGTAGCCACCGTGACCGATCCGAATGTGCCGCGTCATCGGCGCAAGGTGCTGATCGCGGAATCGGGAGATAGCGGATTTGATGTGCTCAAGCGGCGCGCCAACTGGGAAGTGGCACGGCGATCTGGCCGCTCGCGGCGGTTGCAGGTACGCACCGACGGCTGGCGTGATTCCGACGGTGCGTTGTATGCACCGAACACCCTGGTAGCGGTGGATTTTCCGGCATTAAAGCTAGCGCCCACGACCTGGCTGATCAGTGAAGTGAGCTACAAGCGCGATGGGCAGAGCGGCACGACATGCGAGCTGGTAATCATGCCGCCGGACGCCTTCATTCCGCAGCCGATGCTGCTGTACAAGGTACTGGCTGATGTGCCGGCAGCGGGCGCGCCATGATCGGGGCGATTGAGCGGCTGTACCGTTGCATGCTGCTGGCGTTCGGCCGGGGACGCGTGACCTTTGTGGACGACAGCGGACCAGTGCAGAAACTGCAGGTGAGGTTCGGCGGCATGGAAATCATCGACAACCTGCCGGCGCCACACGACTTCGGCTTTACGTCGAATCCTCCAATCGGATCTGATGTGTTCGTTTCATTCATGGGTGGCAATCGGACCAATGGAATCGCGGTCACTATCGGCAGCCAGGCCTACCGCATGAAAAGCCTGGCGTCGGGTGAAGTCGCCATTTACGACAGCCTCGGCCAGTCGGTGCATCTCACCCATGGCGGCATTGTCATCCAGAGTGCAGGGCTACCGATCACGATACACGGCAGTATCAAGCTGCATGGCGATCTTGATGCAACCGGCGATGTCACTGCCTCTGGCGTCAGCCTGGTCAACCATCAGACCGCTGGCGTGAAGGCTGGCGGCGATACATCAGGAAAGCCGATACCAACATGAGTGATACAGCAACAATCTGGGTGCGCGACCTGGGTCGCGCTGACTGGGCGATGGATGGCCTGGCGCTGCAGACAGGTAGCGATTTGGAGACGGCCATCATCATCAGTCTCTTCTCCGATCGGGAGGCAAATCCTGATGATGACATCCCTGACGGAACGCGCGATCCTCGTGGATGGATTGGCGACGTCGACCAGCCCTACAAGGTGGGGTCGCGCATGTGGCTGCTCGATCGAGCCAAGCAAACCACGGAAACGCTACGGCGGGCAAACGACTACATCGCTGAGGCGCTGCAATGGCTCATTGCTGATCGCGTGGTGGCCAGGTTCGATATCACGACGCAATGGTCGGCGCCCACGATGCTCGCGGCCAATGTTGTGGCCTACAACGACCAGGGTTCATTAATTCCGATGAACTCAAGCTGGGTTTGGAAAGTGATTAACTGATGCCATATACACGTCCCACGTTAAGTGATCTGCGTAGCCAGGTCGCGCAGGACATTTCCGCAGCGTTGCCAGGCGCAGATGCCTTGCTGCGCTTCTCTAACCTCAATATCATAGGAGTTGCTCAGGCGAACCTTGCTAATTTGCATTATGGCTATTTGGACTGGATCGCCCTGCAGGCCAATCCATTTACCGCCACAGACGAGTATCTTGAAGGCTGGGCAGCCTTGAAAGGAATCTACCGTAAGGGGGCGACGTCGGCAACAGGGAAGGTGACTTTCTCTGCCACGAGTGGCTCAGTTATCGGGGCAGGGACGACTCTGGTACGCGGCGATGGCGCAACTGCATACACCTTGGATGATGCGGTGGAGATTGGTGGGCGCGTGACGGTCCGCGCCACCATCACTGCTGATCCAGCAGGTAGCGCGGGGGCATTTGGCAATGCGGCGGTGGGAGTTGTCATGTCCCTTAGCCAAGCGCACGCCGGCATTCAGGCCAACGGCGTGGTGAGTGTAGCCTTCACTGGCGGCGCTGATATTGAAAAAGACGACCCTTTTCGTAGCCGCATGCTTGAAGCCTACCAAAGCACGCCGCAAGGCGGCGATCGTAGCGATTACGTGGGCTGGGCCAAAGAGGTGCCTGGTGTTACGCGCGCATGGTGCTCCCCTAACTCTTTCGGTGCTGGCACGGTCGTTGTGTATGTCATGTTTGATAACGCCAATGCAGCGCAAGCAGGCTTTCCTCAAGGTGGGGATGGTGTGGCTTCGGAAGAGCCTCGGGCGGTCGCGGCGAACGGTGACCAGCTGGTCGTTGCCAATCATATTTTTCCAGTGCAGCCCGTCACTGCGCTGGTCTACGTGGTTGCGCCATTGGCCGCCCCCGTAAATTTTTCGCTGTCTGGTATTCCGGTGGGGAAGCAAGCCGCTGTCCGGGCCGCACTTGCCGATGTGTTTTTTCGTACAGGGAAGGCTACCGGAGGCAGCACGCCGATCGCGTTCGCCTGGTCCGCCATTGCTGCGGTCGCAGGCGTCAGTGACTTTGTGATTGTTGCGCCCACGACTGACATCATCAACGCCGCCGGCACGCTGCCGACTGTCGGCGTTATTACCTACTCATAATCCTATGGCACCAGCATATACCGCCGCTGATTACCTCAGCGCGTTGCAGTCCCTATTGCCGCGCGGGCCTGCTTGGCCACGCGCGCCTGATGCAGTGCAGACGTCTGCACTTGCCGGCTTGACGCCGATCTATGCGCGACAGAACCTGCGCGCCAACCATTTACTGGTTGATGGATTTCCAACGACAACCGTTGAATTACTGCCTGAATGGGAGGCCGCGCTTGGATTGCCCGACCCATGCGCAGGGCCAGCTCCCACGCTGCAAGGCCGTCGGGCACAGGTGGTCGCACGTTTTACAGCGACAGGAGGCCAGTCCGTTAACTACATGAAGTCGTTTGCCCTGAGCCTTGGGTATGCCATTGATATTGCGCAGTTTATCCCGGCGCGGGCTGGGATATTGCGTGCTGGCCTGCCCCTGTGTGGAAATGCCTTTGCACATGCCTGGCGCGTGAGCACGCCATTACATAGTTCGTTTGCGTTTCGCTCTGGCTTGTCGATGGCTGGTGAGCCGTTGACATCGATTGGCAATGCAGTCCTGGAGTGCGAACTCCGGAAGGTCGCGCCAGCTCACACAGTCGTCTTTTTTACTTACACCTAACAAGGAACTCTATGTACCGTATTGATGATCCTAGCGCCGCAGCGGCGTTACCAGAGCCAGAAGCGGCTGGCAGAGAGGGGTTTTTTACCGAGGGCGTTCCCGGCGTGAAAGAGGCCACGCTGGTACGTGCAAGTTTTCTTAATATGCTTCAGGAGGAGCTGCGCAATATCGTGCTGGCGGCTGGCGTAGTGCCGGCTAAAGCTGACTATACCCAGCTGCTCAAAGCGCTTCGCTCTGCTGGGGTTTTTCAAACTGCTGCGCAGTTCGACAACACCACGAAAGTGGCGACAATGGCCGCAGTACGAAACGAGCTGCTCGGATTGGGGAACTCAGTTTATGCCGCTATTTTTGGCGCGTCCCTCGCACCGAACGGGTGGCGGAAATTGCCAAGCGGCGAGATTATGCAGTGGGGTTATGGCTCAACCTCAGATGGGTCTGGTACTTCAACTGTGACATTCCCTACGGCGTTCCCCACGGCACTTTTACACATATTCCCATTCTACGAATCTAGCGGCAACGTTCCTTCAACCAATCCATCCGTTATTAATGCTGGCATAACTTCTTTGTCGGGGGCGAAGATTTTTACCTGGAATGGCATAACTATCTCTGGGGGAATTACCCCGTCATACATTGCTATCGGCAAGTAAAGGAAATTCTAAATGAGTATATTTTTCTCAGTTGCAACCGGTGGCTTTTACGCCTCGGAGTTGCGGGAAGACTATGACGTTGCTGGAACATGGCCGGCGGATGCGGTAGAGATTGATGATGCGGTCACCGAAGGAGACCTGCGTGCGGCAATTTTCCGTGGCGACGCAATCGCGTTCTTCGAAGGTAAGTTTGCCTTTACCCCCGCACCAGCGCCCCCATTCGCGCCAATCGCAACCGCATACCTGGACTCCGTTCGCGTCATCCGCGAACAGGTACTCAACCGCTTGGCAGGGATCGGGATGGCTGCATTGCTGGCCGCCGATACCATGACCGCCCAGGCAGTTACGAGTGCCCGCCAGGCGCTGCTCGACATCACCGTGGTTCCCGATGTGTTGGGGGCTACAGACCTCGATAGCTTAAAGGCGGCAGTGAAGTCTGCCTATGCAGCAATTATCGCGGCAGCGCCCCCTGTCATCCGCGAGGCGTTCGATCCAGCTGCGATCTAACCGAACCCCTCTCCAGTTACCCGCTTCGGCGGGTTTTTTTATTTCAACTACCTGAAAGGTATTCATGGCCCTCGAAACGACCGCCGCTGGCGGCGCACTGATTAAATTTTTTGGCCTCCCGGTCCTGGCCGGCGCTGCCGCAACATCGCTAGGATTCATGTTCATGTGGCCCAAGACCAAGAAAGAAGCATTTACGCGCTTTTTCGTGTCCACGCTCTTTTCCATTCTGTTCGGCCCCGCGCTGGTAGTTGCCGTGCGCTCCTGGTGGCCAACCTTGTTCGATAGCGCAAAGGACGTGGCAGCCCTGTATGGCAGTGATCCTGCGGTGGGCTTCCTCTTTATCGCCGCGCCGCTGATGGTGGCCGCTGGCTTACCTGCCTGGTGGGTGCTGGGCGCCACGGTTCGCTGGCTCGACAAGCGCAAGGACAAGGACATCGGCGAGCTGGCGCGCGACGTGGCTGCCGCCGTCAAGGACGTGCGGGGTGGCCTGTGAGCGCCGTCACCTTGGCCCAGCTGGTGGCCATCATGCCGCTGGCCCGCACTCGTGCGGTCACCTTCCTGGCGCCGTTGAATGCGGCCATGGTGGAATTCGGCATTACAACGCCGGCGCGCCAGGCGTCGTTCCTGTCCCAGGTCGGGCATGAGTCTGGCCAGCTGCGCTATGTGCGTGAGCTGGCCAGCGGCCAGGCCTACGAAGGTCGCGCCGACTTGGGCAACGTGCGCGCGGGCGACGGCATACGCTTCCGTGGGCGTGGCCTGCTGCAGGTGACTGGCCGCGCGAACTACGCTGCCTGCGGCAAGGCACTGGGACTGGATCTGCTGGCTCAGCCCGAGCTGCTCGAGCAGGCTGTCAACGCCTGTCGCTCGGCCGGCTGGTTCTGGCAGACGAAGGGACTGAACGCCTTGGCCGATGCTGGCGACCAAGAGCGGGTGACGCGCCGTATAAACGGTGGCGTGAACGGTTTGGCCGAGCGCCTGGCGCTGTTCGCGGTTGCGCAGCGGGTGTTGGCTTGATCGCGCTGGCCAAGCTGGCGGGATTTATACCTGGCTGGCTTTACGGCGCCACGCTGGTGTGCGTGCTGGCCGGCGCCGGCATGCTGCACCAGCACGCACAGGGTCTCGCCCAGGGGCGAGCGGCTGTGCAGTCACTGTGGGATGCCGACAAGAAGAATCGCGCGGCAGAGGAAAAGAAGGCGGTGGCGCGGCGCGCTGCCGAGAACTTGGCGCAAGCCCGACAACAGGCCGCCAAGGCGGCGGCCGTCACGAAAGTCTACGATGACGAAATCAACGATATCCGCGCTCGCCTTGCTGCTGCTGAGCGCATGCGCAAACCCGCCTTCTGTGCAAGTGCTGGACCTGCCGCCCCGGCCGGTGCCGTTGGCGCCGAAGGAGGCGCTGCAGCCGATCCCACCAGCGGGCTACTTCCTGACGCGGTGGCGCGAGATATTCAAGCCTTGATCCTGCAGACGGAGGAAGTGGCCGCGACAGGCCGCGCATGCCAAGTATTCGTGCGTGAAAATGGCATGGCGCCATAGGAGGGATGGCTGATTGCCGCTGCGCTAACAGCAGCAATCAGCCGGTGCCTGGTTAGTAGGCTTGGATTGCCTCATGGGAGGAATTCGACTTTACCACTAGGAGGTACACATTTTGGCACTACCCATCATCCCCTGGATCGGCGGCAAACGACGCCTGGCCGACCGCATCATCCCGCAATTTCCACCGCACTCCTGCTACGTCGAGGTCTTCGCCGGCGGCGCCGCGCTGTACTTCATACGGCCGCCGGCCGAGGTCGAGGTGCTGAACGACGTCAACGGCGAGCTGATCAACCTGTATCGAGTCGTCAAAAACCACCTGGAGGAATTTGTCCGCCAGTTCAAATGGGCGCTGTCGAGCCGCGAGGTGTTCAAGTGGCTGCAGGACACGCCGCCGCATACCCTGACGGACTTGCAGCGCGCGGCCCGTTTCTTCTACCTGCAGCAGCAGGCCTTCGGCGGCAAGGTCGACGGGCAGAGCTGGGGCACGGCCACCACCGCACCGCCGATCAACCTGTTGCGCATTGAGGAGAACTTGTCGGCCGCACACCTACGTCTGTCTGGCGCCTACATCGAAAACTTGGATTGGTACAAGTGCATGGAGCGCTACGACCGGCCGCACACGTTGTTTTACCTGGACCCGCCATACTGGGAGACAGCTGGGTATGGCGTGGAATTCGAGTTCGAGCAATACGTGAAGATGGCCGAACTTATGGCCAGGCTGAAGGGAAAGGCCATCCTGAGTCTGAATGACCACCCGGACATCCGGCGCGTGTTCGCACGTTTTCAGATGGATACGACGGGTATCCAGTACAACGTTGGCGGCGGTGGTCGGGCTGTAGAGCGTAAGGAACTGATAATTTACAGCTGGGATAGGGCTGCCGAGCCTGCTGGTCTTTTCTGAATTTCCGGGACTGTAGCCAGTTGCCAATGACGACGAGATCGTTCTGGCGCTGGCGCGGGACTGGCCGCGTGTGCGGAAATAATAGTTGGAGATCGACGTGGTGATTGCGGGGTGCCGAGACTAATAGCACCCCTAATTTATTCACGATGATAATACGGGAACGCTATTTCCCGAGCAAATCATCATAAGCATCGAGCATAGCTTCAACCTCAGGCCATTTATGATCCATACTAATTAATACTTCTAGTGGATGCGCGCCTTTTCGATGCGACTTGGCGATTGCCCAAAGTAGGTAGTCTAGCGTTACGGGCGCGCCCGATGCTTGAAATGCATGAGTCGTATTTATTACGGCATGATGTGGGAATTTCTTGTTGGCTTCATCGATCTTCGTTATCAATTCAGGACTTTTCCCCCGTAGTGCAAGTTTTTTGTGTCCATCCAATTGAGCGGCGTAATGTGCAGCAACTTCTTTCGCAGCCGCTACCTCAGCCCTCAGTTCTTCCAATTCATCATGCGTTGCAGCGGCAGGGGTTGCTCCACCTAGCTTCCTTATTAGGAGACTGAAAACTTCTTCATATTTTTCATGATCGGTAAAGTCCCCATAAAATTTCCCTTTCAGAAATCCAGGAAGCGCTACGTTTTCTAGCAATAATGGTAGTACCACAACTCTGTTTTCTTCGATCTCTCTGTTTGATGCAATATCGAGTTCGCGCGTTACCCATTTGCTTGCAATAGAAGCATTGGAAAGTATCGCGGCAACATAATCGACATCGTCAAGTCCCTCACGAATTTTTTCGATAAGCGAATCTCCGATATTGATTTCTGCTTCATCGATCCAGACCGCATGGCCTGCTTTCCTTAAATCGTTGCCAAGCCGTCTTGCGAATGGCTTATCTGAATGTGAATGGCTTAAAAATATACTGCTCAAATTACCCTCCTGTATTTCTTAAAAGTATTGCAATATTTTTATTGATTCGATGGCAAAGAATAGCCAATTTCTGTAAATCCATCGTCATCGACGTCTGCGATGGGAATTTCAACCAATGGGCCGATACGAACTCCGTGAATATGGGCAATGGTTGTTGAAATCGCGTATCTACGCGACACGATATAGTCGTCCTCGATGATGCTGTAAATTTTAAATTGGGAAACTGCGACGGTGGTACCTCTTGACGCAATAATGGGCATTCTGTCTCCAATCTAAAAAATATCATAGTCGCCTTTCTTGATAGAAATTGCAACAGTTCAAGATGGAATTATGAAACCGACGAGCTTGTGCGCTGGCTCATCGAGCGCGGCGACGGCGGGCCAGTGGCCATTGCCGGGATATGGGAGTACCGTCCAGCTGATCAGCTGCACTCGTTCTCGATGCTAACGATCAACGCCGACGGGCACCCGTTGATGCTGCGCTTCCACAAGCCTGACGACGAAAAGCGCGTGGTGATGATCCTGGATCCTGACCAGTACCACGGCTGGCTGGATGGCTCGCTGGTGTCGGAAGAGGACGTTTATCGACAGTATGGTGAAGAGCTGCTCGTTGCGCAGCCCGACCCTATGCAGCCGCGCTCCATTGCAAAAACACCTACGCCGGCCGCGCTAGCGGAGCAGGGCGGGCTCTTCTAGTTACAAATTTCACCTTCTGGTTTCCCTTGCCTGGCAATATACTGTGTTTTTGTACAGTATTTGTTGAGGTGAGTGATGAAAGTTTGGGCATCGAGGCGGCGAGAGGATGGGGCGGTGCTGGCAGCCCCTGTACCGGTAGTAGAGGGCGCGATACTTCTCGAACTGTTGGTGGTCGACGTAACGCTGGAGGGGAATCGACGCCCTTCAAAAGTGGCACGGCTGCAGGTGATTGGCGTGCCGCGCATTCTGGCGCAGCTGGCCAGGCCCAAGTTGGTGCGAGTTCAAGGATGGAATATAGTGTTGAGCGGCATTGAGGCAACGAGGGATGAGTCTGGCCACACTCGCGAGGTCGCCCAGACCTGGGTATGCAAACTTTTCGTACCGGAAAACGCTATCGGATTCCGCGCCAGGGAACTGTATCGATCCGGAGTGGCGCTACCGAAAAAACTTGCGCGTGAGAGCGGTGGCTCGCGCGGGTTGCTGGCGGTGGCTGATGATTACTCAAACGTGCTTCAGCGCCAGGCTACGTGCGCTGAGCTGCGCGGCCATCAGATTTCCACATTTCCGGAAGGCCGCCTGATCGACTGTTACATCGAGTGGATGTCGGAAGAGTCGTTTGAACTGGGCGGCCTGCAGTTGCGCTCGAGTTTCGAGAGCCGTCCGGAGCAGTTGGAGCGCGGCGGGTGGCTGGTTGGCATCGACATGAAAGAACGCGAGCTGACGAAGAGCGAGGCGGGCATGATTCGATAGAATACCGATCGAGTTTAACGCGCGAGGACGAACTGGCATCGGGCAAACGAAAAGTTATGAGCAAGATTCGAAAACCCCTCAGCATCGAGCAGCTGAAAGAAATCCAAGGTCGCAATGACTCGGCCGACGTGCGTGCGCTTTTGTGGGAGGTTCGGCGCCTGCGCGAGATCGCGGCGGCGGCCGATGAATTGGAGCGCAGCTTGGGGCCGCGTATCGGTATGTCTGGATTGATCCGTGCCTCGCTTCGGGTTCAACTGGACGGCGAGCCTTGCACTGTCTCGATGCCTCCATCCACATGAAAGTAGCCGGTCAGCGTGCCGGGCAAGATCGTCCGGCGGATGCCCAGCCGGCCACGCGCTGTTGCCGGTCGATCAGCACGATGACCTGGCAGCCGGCGGCCACGCTGCCGTAGTTGAGCTGCAGCACGTCGCCCTGGTGATGATGGCTGGTGGGTGTTCCAATACGTGCTGCCAATGCGAAACTATCTTCACCGAGTAGGATCGTATTTTTCATACGGTTAATACCCGCCGTGCCACTGCAGGCCGCGAGAAAAATACAAAAGGGAATTGCCTGCAGATAAAACATGGCTGAGACTAAAAGAATGGGCTTTGCCGAGTTAACCAGCTTACACCGCGCATTCCAGCCCGAACTGTGTAAGCGCAAACAGCAGTCAGATCGGTTTTACAGGGGGGGGGGGCAGGTAAGTGCAGACGTCTGCACTGAGCGCTGGCTCAACGGTGTCTGCGTTGTTGGAGCATTGGAAAATCTAAAAAATCGTTGGAAAATACAAAAAAAGGGTTACAAGCCGAAGCGTGTAACCCTTTGATTTTCATACAATTCTGTGGGGTGGCTGATGGAGCTCGAACCCACGACAACAGGAATCACAATCCTGAACTCAACGTTAAGCTTGCATCTCTGTGGTGGTTAGATCTTGTCTAATACGGGTAACGTCCCAGCAAGCGTGAACCCTCTGATGTTTGTTGAGGAATGAAATGGCATCCAACCAACCGACTACGGCTTCGTATCGCCGCTTATAAAATTCAGCAACAGACTTTGCGCCGCCGAGGCGATTATGCTCTTCAATACACCAAGCAAGTTGCTGAAGTTCGATCCCGACAATTGCAGCTATTGACCAAATAGATGGCTTTATCTTATCAATAATCTCTCTTTTTCTTGCTTCAACAATATAGTCCGATGATGAATTGAGAGCTGCGCTGCCCGCTGCGCCAATGTAAAAGAAGATTGTTTCCGGCTTAAGTGGCAGACCTGGATGCATAGGTGGTATTTCTAGCCTGTGGGCAAGTAAGCCATCGAGTTGCAATGAAACGTTGGCTAAAACCCTTTGAAACTCGTCAATATTGGCTTGTGAACTTGCCCTTTCTAGTTGTATTTTTTGAAGCCAGACTGTGAGCAAGACGCCAGCGAACGCGAGAAATGAGAAAAGAGGACCAAGCACACCCCCGATGTAACCGCCGAAATTAGCCCAAGCGCCATCGGCAGAAGAGAGTTGAAAATTGTTCTTGGGTGCAAAGTTGTAAAAGTAGAGCGATAGAAGCGCCAATGAGAAAAATACAGCGGTAAGAGTGATTTTTCTTGCCCAAGAAAAAATTGGTTCCAGATCAGTATTTTTCAAAAGGACTCCTTTAACGCGGTCGCTTACAAAATTTTAGGCGTAACATTAAGCTTAACTTTTAAGAGTTGGCGTAAATTTTCATAGGTAAAAGTACTGCTGCATCATGTACGTAGGTTATAGCTGCTTACAACGAAACCCAAGGATATGCGCGACGGGTAATGTTACAAAAAAATGATTTATCTATTAAGTATTTCAGATAGCACGGATGGGCGCCACACTTTTCCTACCTCAGAATCTTCGTGAATCCGTCCGGAATAAATTCCTATAAATTTCGTTGCCCTTCCAATATGCATAACGTGTGATCCGTCTGATCTCTCGTAATTGTGGAGCCGCAAGACGACCGGTGAACCTGACATTCCAGAACGTGTGGTTGCATCAATTAGGAAGACAGGTCTCCCTGGTTCAAAATCGATGTCGGGATCTGATGCAATGTGTCCCGTTTTCCAAATTGGCCAGCTCTGGCCAGCACTTAGGCCTAGGGGATAACCGATTACCGAAACAGGAAATGCAGGCATCGCGATCATATCCACTGCAGCGAGCGCAAGGTCTAAAGGATATATGGCTACTTGGGCGGTCACCTCTGGTGGTAGTGGGATAGCCACAACGTCTACTTCTTTTCCTAGTGGATGCTCTTGCCATAGCGAATGCTGGTCCTCGTCGAAGAGTTGGATATCAACATGCGACCATTGCCCAAATTTCCCCTTAGTGTGGAAGCGAACGCGAAGTATGTTGGGGATAGCCGCATGGATTTTATCGATGCAATCGCCTGTGTCAGGCTTTCGGCCGGTAACGACGTGCCAGTTCGTGACTAGGTATGGAGTCTTATTCGATTCAATCGTGAACGCGGTTGCCGAGGCTAGTTCAATGCCATTGAACATTGAGACAACGTGAAGGGATGTTGCGGACAGCGGATCTATAAAAATTGGTTCTGGCACTTATGCACTCCACTTTAAGGTGTTTTGAACCGCGAAATGACTGCTAACCATGGGTGTCGGCGATAGAGCAACCCCTGTTTTTACACGTAGAAATCGAGAGCCGACTTTAGCATACCTTTCTTTCGCCGAATTCTAGGTTAGTAAATGACCGAATTTACAATTTTTTAGCTATTTCCGCTGCAGTTTCGTTGTAGTAGACCTGTAGCTGGCGAATGTCTTTGTGGCCAACCATCCTTGCCAGTTCGAGAATATTCAACTTCTTAGCCAGCCTTGTAATAGCTTCGTGCCTGGAGTCGTGGAATGTGAGGCCTTTGACGCCTGCTCGTATAACCGCTTTCCGGAAAAGGACGTCCCGGCTTTCATCTGAAACGTTAAAGTAGGGGGTGCTGGTCGCAGGCATTGGAAGTTCATTGAGGATTTCGAGCGCGCGTTTTGAAAGGGGGACGTCACGCTTGCTATCGTTTTTCGTGCGTGGGAGGTGCGCCACCCAGCCGGTGATGCTATCAGGAGTGAGGCTTAGGATTTCTCCCGACCGCATGCCAGTTTCAATCGCGAACAAAAAAGCTGCTGCGACGACGCCAGATATATTGGTGATCTGGCCATCGTAGGCAAGGGCTAAACATATCCTATCAATTTCATCTTGACTGATGAGGCGATCCCTTGGCGGTGGGTCCTTCGGGCGGCGAACATCCGCGGTGGGACTCTTCGCAGCCCAATTCCATTCGCGGCGTGCTGTCGTGAAAACGTGTGAGATCAAATTAAGGTCGCGATTGACCGTTGACCCCAATACCGTTAGTAGGCGCATATCGCGCCATTGCCCCAGAATGTCCGGGGTAATCTCCGCGACCAGGTAGTCGCCCAGTTTCTTGTCGGCGACGATGTGCTTAGCGATTGCAGCTAGTCGGATGGTTTCCCATCGCGCACCCTTCTTGTGGACTGAGACCTCGTCGCGGTACCGTTCAAAGGCTTGTAGGCAGGTTTTGCCTGCGACGATGCCGTTGGCGTCACTGCGGCGCAGCTGTGCCTCCCGCTCAGCCGCCCATGCCACGGCTTCTGCCTTAGTACTGAATGTCTCTGATTCCCTGGTGCCGAGTACGGCAATTTCGGCGCGCCAACCGCCTGAACGTTTTCTGAATGATGCCAT